ACCTTGTTCCAGCCCGACCAGACCAAGCCGTATCTCGAAGGCGTCATCGGCAAGTATGCCGGGTTCACCTTTGCTCGTTCTGAACAGATTCCCGGTATCACCGTGGGAACCTACGCAGGAACCGGGCGCGTGAACGGTGCCAGCCAGACCGGCTCCAGCCTCATCACTGACGGTTGGACGGCTGCAAGCTTGTCGCTTACCACCACGGACAAATTCACCATTGCCGGTTGCTTCAAGGTCAATCCCAGCGGTACGCATAACGTGTACAGCGGAAGCCAGAACCTGATGCAGTTTGCGGTGACTCAGGCCGTCACGGATTCGGCCGGCGCTGCCACCATCCAGATCTATCCGCCGATCATCTCCAGCGGCCAGTTCCAGAATTGCACCGCCCCGGCTGATAACGCGATCATCACGATTGCGGGCGCTTCCGGTGCCACTGCAAATACGGCACTGTTCATGCAGGAGGAGGCTTACACCTCCGCGTTCCTGAAGCTCCACAAACCGTCAAACGTCGAATGCACCATTGTCGGCGGTGACGAAATGGGAACTCCGGGTATCTTCCTTCGGAACATCAAGCAGTGGCAGTCCAGCGGCCCGTATGCGGGTTATGAGACTGACCGCTCTGATGTGATTTACGGGTTTGGGGCGACGTACGCGGACCTGTTCGCGGGCGTTGTTTACGGTTAAGGAGAAACCATCATGGCGAATACCATCACTCAAACCACAGTAAGCGGATCGTTCAATCAGGGCGCGTCCAGCTTTACGGTTGCCTCGGCAACCAATCTCACGGCTCCGGTTTCTAACTTCCGTCAAGCCATCTACGTTATCAATCCGGGCCAGACCAAGGGCGAATTGATGGACGTGGTTGGACTCAGCGGGACGCAGGTTTCCGTGGCGCGTTCCAGCTTGTTCCGCCAATCATTTAATACGGGTTCGATTGTTGTCATCGCTCCCTCTCCAAATGCGGCGGCCAACTTTGGCGGGAACTTCAACGGCAGTTTCTTTGAGACTGATCCTGTTGGAGATCCAAGCGTCGCTGGTTCGTATCCCGGCGCTCCGGTTGTCACTCCGTGGCTCAATGCTACGAATGGCCTCCAGTGGCTTCAGGACATCAACGGCCTTTGGACTCCGGGCTGGAATAACCCCGGCTCCATCAGCAACCCGACGACCGCAGTTGCATCGGTAGCTGGCCCAATCACCCCTTCCGGGCGATTGTTCCACGTCACTGGCGCTCTCGCCATCACCGGCATCACTACTCCGGTCGGTTGCGCTGGCGGCTCGTTCAAGGTGATCCCCGATGGAACCTTCACCTGGACCACTGGTGACGGCAGCATTGCCCTTGCGGGTACGGCGGTCGTCAACAGAACTCTGGAGTTCACGTATGACACCAGCGTTTCCAAGTGGAACCCTTCGTACGTTTCGTAAGGTGCCGTAAGTGGCACTAATCAGCCGGGTTCCTCAGCATTATTCGAGGAACCCGGAACAACTTCAGTTTGGAGACGATATGGCAATACAGGTTTTTGGCGGTATGCAGCAGGCGGGGGGCTTCAAGCAGGCCCACAAGGAACACCGCCTCCACAATGCGAAGCAGGGCGACGAGCTGCTTCAAGTGAGCGAAGGGCTGGACCACAACGAACCCCGCGCCCCCTATCTTCACCAGAGCTTTCCCACAATGCTTTACAAGCCCGATCCCGGCGAGAAGGGCCAGAAGGTCGTGATGAACGCAACCGAAAAATCCGTTGCGCTTCAGGACGGCTGGCGCGACGAGCCATATCCCGTCGTTCAGGTTGCTGTACTTGATCCGGCGACGGAGAAGAAAAACCTGATGGACACGAACAATCAGCTTCAGGCTCAGATCGTCGTTCAGCAGGAAACCTTGAACCGCATGGCCGCAGAAGCAAAAGAAACTCGCGACATGCTGGCCGAACTGCTCAAGACCTCAAAGAAGAAAACGGAGTAATCCATTGCCAACAGGTCAGACCCTTGCAAACAACATCATGAGCCATCTGGGGCTAAATCCCCCGGATGGTTCGGCTGGCGCTTCCGACTCAAATACCGTTCTCAACGTGTTGAATGTAATGTGGAATGCGTGGAGCGTTGACGAGGGGCTGATCTGGGGGCAGGAAACGTATCAGGCCGCGCTTAACGCTGGGCAGGCCGTCTACTCTATTGGAAGCGGTGGGGACTTTGCAACATCGCGACCGGCGCGGCTTTACAAGGCGTTTGCGTTGGGGACTGTAGCGTTTACGGCTACTACGACCAGCGCCAGCAAGGTGCTGACCAGCATCCCGGCGACGACAAACCTTGCACTTGGCCAGCAGGTCATCGGCGCAGGCATCCCCGCAAACAGCTTTATAACGGCCATCGTTACCAATACCTCGGCCACCATCAGCAACGCGGCCACGGCCACGGCAACGCTCACAGGCACCATCTACGCCACCACCGGCAACCGCAACGAAATAAAGATCGTGGAAGCTGGCAAGTACTACGATCACAACGACCTTGGGGCCACGGCGCGGACACCGGACGAAATTTACCCGGACTATCTCAGCAGCGGCAGCACCGGCACGATGAATCTGTACTTGTTCCCGGTTCCCAGTACGGCACCGGTAGCGCTCGAACTGGACATGGCCGTCAATTTTAGTACTTGGGCGCTGGCGACAAACTACAACATTCCACCGTCGGTGCAGGATGCTATTGAATGGGCTACGGCGTTTCGATTGCTCTCAACGTTCGGCGTGGCCGTTATGCCTCAGGTGGCGCAAATTGTGGCTGCTGAAGGGCAGAAGTCCGAAGCAAGGTTACGGGCAACGAACTCATTCAATCGGCAGATGCCTCCGCAAATGGTGGCGGCTCCCGGTAGCCAGCCAGTGGCGGGTGCCTAATGGCACTGCTGACGTGCGGCGACTACATTTACCAAGCTTTTCGCCGTTGCGGACAGTTACGTCCAGGGGCCACGGCCGGCGCCGACCTGCTAAACGACGCACTGGATGCTTGGAAGGTTATCTATGATGGCTACAACGCCAAACGGACCAACGCTTTTAGCATCCCAGACTACGTTTACCCCGTTTCCACCGCAACCAGCTTAGATGGGATCTATGGCGAAAACGTTCAGTTCAGCATCGGGCCAAGCTTCACGGTTGATCTGACGCTGCAAACTTCCGTCACCGCGTTGTGCACCAACACGGCAGGGCTGAACATTGGGCAGACCATCACCGGCAGCGGAATTCCTGCATTGACCACCATTCAGGGCATCAGCATCAATACCAGCATCACCCTGAGCGCAGCCGCAACGACCAGTGGCGCGATTACCGGCACGGTAGTGGCGTCCTTCACCGGACCACGGCCAGAATCAATTATTCGTATGAATTTGCTGCTGACCAGTGCCAACCCGACGCAGCCGACACGCATTCCGCTTTCACCGATGAGCGCGGAAGAGTGGGCGCGTATCCCGGTAGTGCAGTTCAACGCCATCAACGTGGCGACTTCGTTCTATTACGACCCGCAGTTTCCGCAGGGCGTCATCAACGTGTTCCCCCCGCTGAATGGCAACTCGCTTGAAATCTTCACATGGGGATTCCTGACGCCACCCACTAGCCTGACTCAGACCTACTCAGCGCCCCCAGGGTATGCCGAAGTTGTCATTTGGAACCTTGCGCGGGAACTTTGGCCGCTTGCCACGAACAGCGTGTTTGTAAACAAGCTGCCGTTTCAGTTCATTTGCGGACAGGCGGCAAAGGCTCGGGCGGCGGTTCAGGCCGTCAATGCGCCATCGCCCCGGATGCGTAACGACTTTGGCGGTTCGCTGAAATCAACGCGGGCTGTATGTGACTGGGGATTGCTTTTGACCGGCACCCCCTATTAGTATAATAACGGTTACTTTATTGCTATACTTACTGCATGAATCAACACATGCAAAAAGAGGAACCGATTGTTCGTTTTCGTCGCCTTTATGCCGAATCACCGGAGCTTTCATATAATGGGACTGCGTGCTGGATATGGCTTGGCGCGATCAAGAAACGCAGTGGCTATGGAAGTTTTGGATGGGGGAAACGGTCTAAAACTAAGCCAGCGCATTGTGCTTCGTACATTCTTCATGTTGGAGAAATTCCTGATGGGCTGGAGCTTGATCACTTGTGCCGGGCTCGCAACTGCGTCAACCCTGCGCACTTGGAAGCGGTCACTAGAAAAATTAACAACACCCGGGGAATGGCGGGAAAAGTTGCCCGCGCTCGACAACTGGCCAAAACACATTGTCCGCATGGGCATGCCTACACGCCAGAAAATACGTACTCTGCCCCCGGGACTGTTTTCCGTAGCTGTATCCAATGCCGAAAAGATCGAGAGAAGGCAAACTGCACCGGACGCAAGCCCAAGACCATTTGCAATCATGGGCATGAAATGACGCCTCAAAACACGTACACTGATAGTCACGGATGGAAATCATGTCAAACATGCCGAGACGTCCGCAACGGGAAAAAACCTGACTAATGCCAGCCTTTCCACAAGTTGTCGGGCCTTCATACCAGCTGGCGTCGGCGCAAGCTGCAATTGAACGAATGGTGAACTGGTTCCTGGTGCCGAACGAGGCAGCGGACTCCGAAGGCAAGTTTAAGATGCTGGCGCTGCCGTTACCCGGTAACGCGCCGTTTTCGCTGTATGCTGCAGCAGGGCCGGAGTACCATACACCGTGCAGGGGACTGCTGGAGAATCGCGGCAAAGTCTTCGGCGTCAACGGCTCAACCGTTTACGAGCTAAAATCTGATGGCACGTATGTTTACCTCGGGACTTGCGCGAATGATGGGCTTCCCTGCGTCATGTACGCTAACGGGAATGACCAAGTATTTGTTGGGACGGGAACAGGTGGTACTGGGGAAGGCTACGTTATCCCGGCTGGCGCGGCGATAGGGTCCCTCATTAGCCTGCAAGGGAATGCGGACTACCTCGGGTGCGTCTCTGGAAGCTTTCAAGACGGCTACGCGCTCAACGTGATACCGGACTCAAACGCTTTCCAGTGGGGCGGCGATGACGATCACGTTTTAGGGCAGCTAGAGTATTGGAACGCGGCCAACAAGGCGATATTGGCGGGGCAGGCCGACAAGCTGCGGGCGTTGAAAAGCTGGCGTGAGTACATCTACCTGATGGGCGCTCGACGGTCCCAGATTTATCAGAACGTCGGCAGCAACGGTATCGGCGGCGATCCGTTTGCCAGCTACAATTCAACGTTTATCGAAACCGGGATAGCGGCTCCAGCTGCGTTTATCACCCTTGACGATTCTCTTATCTGGATTGGCGAGGATGCGCGGGGGCAGCGGGCCTGTTGGCGTTCAGCAGCGTTCCAGCCGCAACGCATTAGCAACTTCGGAGTTGAGCGCTGGTGGCAGTCTTACACGCAAATTGATGACGCTATTGGCTTTGCCTTCATCTGGCAGGGGCACCAGTTCGTGCAATTCACGTTCCCCCATGCTGGGCTAACGGCCAGCGGCGATGTTGTCTCGGCAACATGGCTTTACGACGCGACGGCATCGGCATTGCTGGGAAAGCCGATCTGGACTGAACGTAGCTACATGGCGCCGGGCGGTGGCCTTCAGGATGCTGTATCTATCGCACCGGGCCGCGCGGAGCTTTTCCATTGCTATGCCTTCGGGAAACACTTGGTAGGCAGCGGTGGAGCAGACGGTAACCCCGGCGCGATCTATCAGTATGCGGAAGGCGTTTACACTGACTGCGGCGCGGACCCGATTACCGGGGACCAGATCCTTCAGCCGATTGTCTGCGACCGGATCACTCCGCACGGGCCGACATGGGGCAAGCGCTCCATCCACAACCGCATCGAATTTGAGTTAGCGCGTGGAGTCGGGGAGCAAACGGCAGCTGTAACGTTTACTGGTGACCTTACCAACACGTCACCGACCATCGTCGTTGCGGACACAACCGGACTTTACGTCAATGAGCTGGTGACCGGCTCCGCCAATATTCCAAATGACTCGTTCATCACGTCCATCGTTGCAAATACGACGGTTACGATAAGCAACGCGGCAACCGGCACAGAAGTTGGCGCAACGCTTCAGGCGTGCCTTGCGGCTGGCATCAACCCTCAATTACTGCTTCGGTGGTCGAATGACGGTGGCATGACGTTTGGCACGGAATACTCGATTCCCATCGGTTCGCAGGGCCAGTATAACGTTTGGGTTTACCTGCTTCAACTTGGCTACGCCAACCACCCTGGGCGCGTGTATTGGGTTCGTTGCGCTGATCCCGTCTTCAACACTCTGATGAATTGCACGCTCGACTACTTTGATCTGGCAAGTTAAAAGACATGGCGACACCACCGACACTCAGCCCGCCGCCAAAGTTTCAGAGCCAGACAAACCCGATTATCGGGCCGCAAACGCCTGACGAATGGGCGCAGTTCTGGCGGTGGCTGTACGCGCAATACGTCACGGTGACGTATCTGGCTGGAAGCGATGTTCCGCCGACGACATTCCCGTCGTTCCCGCAACAGCAGCCAGACCCCGGCGACATCATCGCGCTGGTGGCTGGGTTTAAGACAGCGTCGTCTGTTTTACGTGAAACACCGCAGATCCCGCAGGCGTTCCCAGCAGCACCGTACAACACGCGACGACCAATTGAAATCATCGTGTGTACTCAGGCGACATTCCCGACGCTCACAAGCGGATCAATTCCAGTGTTTGTCTTCGTCACCGATTACGTTCACATTCTCTATTGGGACGGGACCACATCGGTATTTTGCGGGGATCAATCTGGGTTGATTCATTGGGCGCAGAGCGACCCCGGAACGGGTTATCAACTTTGCGACGGCTCGACAGTGAACCGGCTGAATGCAGACGGAACGGTTACCAGCGTCACGGTGCCGGATGCCACTACGGCATGGTTTCTTGAAGGTGGACTTGTTAACAGCGGGCCAACGGCGGCGCTGGCTCCGTTATTCACGGGCACGCCAGCAACCTTAACCGGAACAGTTTCTGCGCCTACGCTCTCAATCAACAACTTTACCCCAGTTGGAACAGTTGACGCGCCCGTTTTTACGGGAACTGCGGCGGCGATTACAACAAACACGTTTACGGCAAACGCATTGGGCACAGCAGCGATGACGGACTTGGATGGGTCGGCAACGTCCTACACGCCTTCAGGCAGCAACAGCGCCCCGGCGTTCTCGGGATCTGCGGGCGCAGTCACTGGTACCGCAAGCGCCCCGACGCTTACAATGAACAGTTACACACCCGCCGGAACGGTGGATGCAACCGGCGAACCGCGCAAGCTGGTACGCAGGCCGTACTACAGGCGTTGAATTGAACTATCATGTATAGCAGAGGAGACCAGCCATCGCCGTCTACAATTTAAGCCCAATATTTCAGTCTCAGTACATCGCCAACGCGGCGGCGAAGCTGACCTTTGCGCCTGCGGGCGGGACTGTGGTCCCAACTGGCTACCAGTACCAAATCTCAGTTCTTCGCGTCGTCAATATTACGAGCGCCCCGGTGACGCTGAAACTGTGGCGGGTGAGCGCGGCAGCGGCTACGAATGGGAACGAAAACATTGTGGTGCCGGTGACGGTTCTGGTGCCGGTGGCAACTCAGACATTCCCGCACTTTGATGCAACCGTGCTTTGGGGGGCGGTCCTGAACGCTGGGGACGCTATCTGGGCGCTTGCTGGTAGCGCCAGCTCGTTAAGCATTTCCGGAGATGGGACGGTGGTCCAAGTTTAATGATCCGCCAAGCCACATTTGAAGACCTGCCGAAAATGGCGGCGACGGCTCGGGAGTTTTACGCCGCGTCTCCGACACTGGCTGACCTTCAAGACCAGAAGTTCTGCGAAACGTGGCAGCGGTTGATTGAGACAGGAATTGGCGTTGCCTTCATCGAATATGTTGGCGACTTCATAGCTGGCGGTATTGGCGCTATCGTGACATCTGACCCTTACGGCAAGACTACAATAGCGTCGGAGGCGTTCTGGTTCGTCAGCGAAAGCTCAAGGGGCACCCTTGGAATGCGGCTTTACAGGGCATTTGAGACGTGGGCCAAAACTCAGGGCGTGGATTCAATCCAGATGATTCATTTGATGGATGCGACCGGCGAAAAAGTTCGCAACCTGTACTTGCGTATGGGATATGAGCCAGTGGAAGTCCGCTATCAAAAGAGGCTGAACTGATGAAACGCGAACTTAACGTGTTTGATAATTTCTTGCCAGATCCAGATGCCTACATGGATTCTATCCGTGGCGTGGAGTATCGCACTTTTGAGTTCCCAGAAGCAAAATTTCACGGAATCTGGCCGATGGATAACAAATCCGCAGTTCCGTACCTTGTCAAGGTCATGACCGGCGGCGAGCCTTGGCTTTCATTCCTGAGGCAAAGCCCATTAGGCCAAGTTGAGCCTCATTTCATCCACACCGACATTGATATGGGCAAGTGGAGCGCGTTGCTGTACCTGAATCGCAACCCGCCGGATGGCGACGGAACTTCTTTTTGGACGCACAACGATACTGGAAGCGTCGAATGTTTGGAACCTCACCTATACTCAAAACAGGGGCAATTCGCTGAAGGATGGACGCTGCGAGAAACGGTAGACGCCGCATTTAATCGACTTATCGTCTTCCCTGCTTCATACTTCCATTCACGGGCGATTTTTGGCAACTGGACGATGGGTGATGAATCAAGGCTCACTCAAGTAACGTTCGGCAAAGGAGATATCTTTACATGAGCGTTGGAATAACCGTTGGGACTGCGCTGGCGATTGGCGCGGCAGCCACAGCAGGAACAGCAATCACGACTGGTGTAATGGGTGCCAAGGCGGCAGGCAAAGCGGCCAATCAGCAGGCGGCAGGTCAACAGAGCGCCATTGACGAGACGCGGCGACAGTTCGATGTAAGCCAAGCTAACTCCCAGCCGTTTGTTGAGGCTGGCCAGCAGTCCATTGGATCGCTTATGGACGCGCTGAAGTCTGGCAAATTTGGCCTAGGGTCCGCTGGCGCGGCTCCCGCAGACTTCAAGGCTCCCACGCTCGAAGAAGTTCAGCAGACACCCGGTTATCAGTTCGCGGCGCAACAGGGCAGCAAGGGTATATTGCAAGCTTCGGCGGCTGGCGGTGGTGGTATCTCTGGCGGCACGTCTAAGGCGCTACAGGGCTACCAGACGAACCTTGCCAACACGACCTACGGCGATGCGTTCTCCCGCGCTATGCAGGCGTATCAGTCGCAACTGGCAGGGTACGGCACGCGGCTGGCTGCGAACCAGCAGGAGTTCGTCCAGATGTTTGCCCCTGCACAATTGGGCGCAGGAGCTACAGCAAACATCAATCAGATCGGCGGAAACGCTTCCAGCAACATCGCGCAACTCATGGCTGGAATCGGATCGTCCAACGCGGCTGGCACCATCGGCGGGTCTAGGCAAATTACGAGCGGGATGAATTCAGCAGCGAACAGCATTAGCCAAGGGATGTACTTGTCAAAGCTATTCGGCAAAATGAGCGGGGGCGGTGGCGGGATAGACCCGGCGCTGTTGGTGGGATAAACATGGCCATTGATCAAATCATTGCGGGCACCGATCAGCCGACAACGCCGCTCATGTCACCTATGCAGACTATCGGCGGGCTGATGCAGTTGCGCGGCCAGATGGCAGGCCAGTCCCTGCGTGAAGCGCAGATGGCCGAGGTTCGGCAGCGGCAGCAGAACGAAAAGCTGAGGGGCGATCAGATCAACCTTGACCAGACCGACCAGAAGTTCATTCAGGCACTCAGCCCCGAAGATCACGCCAACATTTATAGCGGCAACATCTCAAGCCTTTATGGCAAGGTTCAGCAGTCAACCATTCAAAACGTGCTTAAATTTGTTGACGAGCACGTCAACAAGCTAGCGACGAATAACGGATTGAAGCTGAAGAATCGCGGCGATGCTTTAGGCCAGCTCGGCAACATCGTGGTTAACCTCGGCATTCCAAACGCAGACGGATCTGCGCCGAACAGTGGAACAATAAACTCTCAGTATCAATCGGTGAAAGGCCAAGTGCAAGAGCTTTTTAAGTTGGCTGAAATTGATGGACCTCCTCCGGAAACAATACAAACCTTAGATGAGCTTAGCGGATTTCGAGTTAAGTTGAGTGCGGCGAAAGCTGCGACAGACGCGGCGCTGAAACTCAAAAAAGACACGGCTGACGCAGAGAGGGCGGCTTCCGATGCTCTCACGGCTCAAGCAGATGCTGCAATCAAGGGCAAGGAAAACGTTGGGACCAGTCCGCTCGGCGTGTCTGAAAACCAGCGGCTACAACAGGTAGCCAACGCGGCGACCCTCGCCGAACAGAAACGTCACAACATGGCCGACGAACTGACGGCAGCAGGAAACGCAGGCGGCGGCAAGTTGCTCACCGTGGCTGAGGCGGCAACGCTTGGGGTTCCGTATGGAACCACCCGCGAACAAGCAAAGGGCAAGTCGCCAGCTAAGGAAAGCCAGCAGGTAACGGCCAACTACGCCAGCCGTATCAAACAGTCAAACGACCAATTGAACGGCATTGAGGACCAGTTCGCGGACCAGTGGGCGCTCACAAATTGGGCAGCAGATAAAATGTGGAACTCGCTGAAGTCGAATGACCGTCAAGCGATGGACCAGTCCAAACGGAATTTTATCAACGCTGTTCTCCGTCGTGAATCCGGCGCGGTTATCACCGACCCGGAGTTTGCCAACGCCAATCAACAGTATTTCGTTCAACCCGGCGACGGCAAAAAGGTCATCGAACAGAAGCGCCAGAATCGCAATCTGGTGCAGCGTAACTTTATTAAGGCATCGGGCAACGCCTACGAAGACCCTCCAGCGGCTAACGCTGCCCACAAGGTTGGCGATACAGTCCAAATAGGCGACAAGCGCATTAAAATCAGCGCAATTCACGCAGACGGCACATTCGACGGGAATGAGGTGAAGTAGTGGGCCAATACTCCCTTGCAGAGGCGAAGCCGATAGCAGCGCCTTCGTCTACCGTGGCGAAGGGGGCATATCGACTTGAAGAAGCAAAGCCACTTGCGCCAGCGGTACGGCGTGATTCCTTTGGCGATGGCGTTGAAGGCGTGATGGACGGGCTGGCGGAAGCCATCAAGGTCATTCCTGACGCGCTACGTCATCCACTTGACTCGGCATATCAAATGTTTGAGGCGTCAAAGGATCAGTACGAAAAGGCAGTAAAGGCGGCTGGACCTGGGCGCGACAATAAGGGCGACGTTGCCGGGTTTATTCAGCATGCGGTGGGAATGTTCCCGGTACTTGGGCCGATGGCGTCAAACCTGTTGGATGCGGTTGATAGCGGGTCTGACTCGTACGAAGTTGGCAAGCGGGCGGGAAACCTGCTTTCACTGAAGGTTGTTCCCGAAATCACAAAGAAAGGGATTGCGTTAGCGGGGAAGGCGGCAGCACCGAAGCCACCGCCATCTGGACCGCGTCCGCCGCCGCCATCAAGTCCCGTCAACGTTGGCAAGCTCATGAGCACTGCCAAAAGCGGAGCCGTCAATGTAGGCGTTCGCGTTCTCGAAAAAGCCTTTGGTCTTCCCCCTGGATCTGGCAAGATCGTCAAGAATATCGTGGAGGCCGTCCGCGAGGAAATGGCAGGGAAGACAACGGAAGTTGCACCCCCAACGCCTACAGTTGTAGAAGCACCTCCCGTCGCTTCAGGTACGCCAGTGCGCCCACCGTTGCGCGGGAAGCAGTTTGGCACGTTCAACGACCCAACGGTGCCACCGCTTCCCGCAGGCGTGACGCCCGCTGGTCCAGTGCTGCCGCCTTTGGTCGAAGCCGCGCCACCAGTTGCGCCGGGTGTTCCGTTGCGTCCACCGTTACGAGGTAGGCAGTTCGGAACTACAGTAGCGAAGATGATGCGCGAAGAAGTGCCGGGCAGGCAATTTGGAACGTCCAGCCAATCCCGTCTAGTTCCTGCTGAAGTGCCACCAGCTGCGGTTGAAACTCCGCAACCTGCCACTCCCGCTCCGAGCGCTGCGGGCAACCCCGTTACAGCAGCCACGCTGATGGAAGAAGTTGCAAAACCGGCAGGGAAAAAAGTTCCGCCGTTTGATTGGACTGACGAGGCTCAATTCCAGGAGTATCAAAAAGCTCTTGTAGAGGATTCAAACATCTACGGGAACAACCGCACGACAATGGCCGACCGAGTAACGCGCTTCATGAAGAAAAACGGCATTGAGCCGACCGATAGCGGCATTGTCAGAGCGTTAAACGAGTCAGCGGAGGACATAGCAGTCTCGCCGACGACGGGCCTTAAGCGGCCAAGCTTTAACGCCGCCGATCATGAAGTTCTTTTCGACATGATTAAAGACAGGCTGGAGACGCCGACTGGTGGCAAACCGGCAGCAAGCGCAGCGGCGAAACCGGCCGCCGATTCTGCCCCTGACGGCTCAGTGCGATATGTTCGATTTGGAAAGCCTCCCGAAAGCGGGTTCAGCGTCAACCGAAGAGACGGCACTGCGGAGGCTGGTATCAGCACTCACCGACTAATCAAGCACAATGGAGAATGGCATTTAGATCACGCCGGGGGTGGTTATACGACGAGAATGGACACGCGACCCACCTATGAACTTGCGGGGGAGTTGGTTGGGTATGGGTCAGACGGGGAGCCACTTCTAAAAAACGTAACCTCTGTGAAGCCATACAAGGGCACGCCTCTTGCAGACCTGCCAGGAACTGACAGAACAACAATACTGGAAGGAACTCCCAGGATGCCGATGTCGGCGATTTCGCAGGACGTCACAACGGGTAAAGTAAAGTTTCTACAAGATCCGCATTATGCCGATGGGGCACTTACCGATTGGATGACGCCAGATGATCTGATAGACGGAATCCAGAAACATTGGCATACGAAACGCGGCCAGGGCGGGGCAGTAAGAGCCGGTGAACTGATAAGTAAAATTAGGCAGGCCGTTGAGAAGATAAAAAAATGAACGATCCGAACTATAACTGGAACACACCAACCAGCAAAGAGGATGCGTTCATTGCCTACCTGAACGCTGCCGGGGTTGCAACTGAACCTGACACTGTCGAAGAACTGATGGAGCGACACGTAAATGATTGACATGAAGCTTCCAGCAGACTGGCCCTATGAACCGATTCTCGATGCCTATGACCTTATGAGCGCTGATGAGTTCATCAAGGCAGCAAAACCCGACACCGAAAAGCACATAATGGAAAGCAGAGAGGCTGAATAATGACTGGCAAATATTTACTGTTGGCCCTGCTGGCCACGGCAGCGTTCGCGCAAGATCCGGTATCCATCACGCCGTACCAGCTGATTGACGCACGGGCAGGCAACGCAATAGCCTGTAGCAATTGCTCGATCTACACCTACGCGGCTGGCACGAACACGCCACTGGCGACCTACACAAGCTCAACGCTGGCAACGCCGAACACGAACCCGGTCCTGACCAACTCGGCAGGCTACGCCGTTAACGGGGCCACCATCACCGGCATCTGGGTTGGCTCGTCCTGCTACAAGTTCGTGGCAAAGGACTCCAGCGCGGTCACGATTTTTACGCAGGACAACATCTGCGACCGTGGCGCGGTCCTGAAAGCGCTACTGGCAACGTCGGCTGGGGCTGGCCTTGTCGGATTTAGCCAGTCAACTTCTTATTCAGCGTCCACGGTGGGCGCTCACCTAAAGGACTGGATCGACGTTAAAGACGCGCCCTACAGCGCATTGATGGACGGATCTACAAACGACACTGCTGCGTTTCTCGCTGCTCTTACGGCGGCGTCTTCAGCGAACAAGGCCCTTCACATTCCAGGCGGAACGATCCTTGTGACTTCGGTCAATCTGACTACATCAAGCCCTGTGTCAATAATTTGTGACGGGGCAAAGTCCACGACCATTAAACGCCACAATTCCGCATTACAAGCCAGCACCCCGCTTCTCAAGATCACGAACGCCTCGGCGGTGTCCATCGAAGCCTGTGGATTTAATCAGCTTGGGGACGGGTCAAACTACGCGAACGCGGCATCTACCGTATATCTGACCAATGCGGCGACCATCTACCTAGACGGAAACTATTCAACGCTCGGGCAGTCGAACGCCTTCCTGATAGACGGCGGGGTGGGTAACATCACCTTCACCAATAACGAAGTTGATCATATTTGGAATTCAGCCTTTGCGGTCGGAGGGACCGGGACTGTCGGGACTCCGGTCCCGGTAAACCGGATTATTGCCAGCAACAACCGCCTCAATGAAATTCCCCAAGGCATTCAGATTTCAGTTTTTGCCGACTCCATCGCCATGACCGGGAACGTCGGGACTAATACCGCTTACGCCCTTGTCCAGCATGTAAACCACGTCACATTGACCGGGAACGTCATCACTGGCACGGCAACCTACGGGAATCCAGTAGGCCCCTTTGACTGCTTCTTTGCGGAGGGAGTCTCTGACTTCAACGCCTCTGGAAACTTTTTTTCTGGGTGCTCTAAAAACGGCATGTTTGTGCAGGGCTCGGAACTCACTATTGGGACTAATGAGCAGCTGCCGATCCTTCGAGCCTCGATTTTGAACAACCACATTGAATCGGCTGCTTCCTCTGGCATAAACGTCGTCGGATGGTCCTTCGACCAGACGCTGATCGGTCGCCAAGTAGTCGTCAAAGGCAACACGGTAACGAACTCCCAGATCGGTATTTCGGTTGGGGCTGTGGATAACTTTGAAGTTTCCGACAATTCCATCGACACTATCCAGACGGACGGCGTGGCTCTGTCCATCGTCCGAAACGGGAGCATTAGCAGGAATCGGATATTCCGGGTGAGCCAGCTTGCGGCAAACACCTACTACGGCATCAAGATCGGGAACGACAACGCCTCCCTGACAAACAATCTTTTTATCGACTACAATACCATCGTGGATACGACGGGCAAGATGCGCATTGGAGTCAACAACGATGCGCTCGGGACCGGAGGGTACCAGAACCTTGTGAGGCATTGGGGGAACACCATCAGCGGCCAGTTCGCGGGCAATCCGGCATGGGCACCGACCCCTATCGCCCCTACAAGTGGGGCATGGTTAATCGGAGATCAGATCGAGAATTTTGCCACATCCGGGTATAACGTCGCTTCCGGGTGGATCAATACCGCATCCGGTTCGCCGGGAACGTGGAGCCCTGTCAGCTACCAGATATCGGCTGACTGCGCGGTGGCAACGGCCACGAATGCGGCGTGCGGAACATCGGCGCGAGGGTTCTTTATCATCGCAGCCGGTGCCGGGACTACGAACGTTTTCACCTCAGCGCAGAGCGCAACTTCCAAGATCATGGTCACTCAGGTGTCCGGCTCTGACGTGAACGCGCTCCTTGGTGTTACCTGCAATACAGCATACTCGGGCGGCTTCGTACAGGACACGCTCGCCGGAGGCGGGCGGTTCACTGTTAATGCCGTGGTTGGGCCAACCGTAAACCCGGCCTGTTACGCATTCACGATTGACAACAACTAAGGAGCATTATGAAACGACTTCTACTTATCCTCGCGGCAATCCCGGCATTCGGGCAGACGCCGTACAGCTACATCGCCACCACTGGGAACGTCGCGCTTTCGGCGGCGACTTACGCGGCAACGCTCCAGCAGCCTGCGACACTGGCCAGCACGGTCATTTTCCCTGTGGCCACTACTGGCGCTCTGCCACCCGTTGGTGCCACTATCTATTGCTCGGTTGCTTGCGTGGCGACTCTGGCGAGAAACTGCACTACGGCGGCGACCGCGACGGCGGGCACAGTCACCACTGTATTGCCAAACGTACCAGCGGCATCAGTTACAGTGTTCACGGCGTCTAACGCTTCAGGCTGCACCACGCTGCGGGTTATCAACATCGCGGCGGGGCAAGAATACCCAATTGATCTCAGCGCCTTTAATCTGGCGACTACGGGCACTAAATCAAACTTGCACATCTCCATTGCGTCCATTACCGGAACGGCCAACATCACCTTTTACCCCGTGGAGCAGCACTAATGCGCCGCGTACTGATATTTGCACTTTGCTTAACCGGAGCGATTTGGGCGCAGCGGCCTAGCGCCTCTGGACCTATCGGCACCCCGGGGCCGACAGGCGCAACAGGGGCAACCGGAGCGACAGGTGCAACCGGAAGCATGGGCTACCCGGTCAACGCTCAGACATCCACCTATCAGGTTCTTGCGGCAGACTTTGCCGTGTGCAAGGCCATCTCGATAGCATCTGGCAGTTTCACCGTTACCCTTGTGGCGAGCGCAGCGCAGCCCGCCAGCGGTCAATGCGTGGTGATCCTGAACTACGGTACCGGCACTATCACGATTGCTCGCAGCGGACAGAATATCAATGGCGCGGCGGCGAACATCACGCTTGCTGCTGGTTCGTCTACGGCCCCAACATCGCTGCTGGTTATCTCTGACGGCACGAATTATGTCGCCCAAGGGCAATCCGCGACCTTGGGCATCAACGCCTTCACTGGAGCGCAGACGTTCAACAGTGGGTTCCGTGGGTTATCGAGCAACGTCTCAAAGTGGGAGTTTGGGTACACGGCCAACGCTCAAACTATGGCGAATGACCGTCCTATCGCGTGGTCATCCACCACGGCAGCCAGCGGAACGCTAGACGTTGGATTAAGCCGAGCGGCGGCGGGAGTCATTGCGGCGGGCAACGGTACGCAGGGCGACACGTCAGGGCGCTTCCAAGCTGCGGCCTTCATGGGTGGCGGCACAGTGCCGTCTGTTGGCACCTGCGGGACAATCGGCACCGGATCTAAGAACGCGGCCGGGTTTATCACCAGCTCTACAACTGGGTCTTGCGTTTCAGTGCTGACTTTTTCTGCAGTCACGGCAACTACTGGATGGTCATGCGCCATCAGCAACGCCACCACGGCTAACCTCATGACTCAAACCGGAAGCTCTACCACTACGGCGACGTTTACCGGCACAACCGTTTCAGGGGACGTACTTCGCTATGCGTGCACACCCTACTAACCGGATAACGCGAGGCAATAATGTCGAAAAAGTTGACCAGCATCGAGAAGGTACTGAAGTACCTGCCAGCGTCGATAAAGCTGGCGGAAGCCGCTGTCTTGCCGGGAACGAATAAGAGGGCTTTGGCGCTGGCCACGGCTGCTGGCACAATCCCGCTCAAGCCAAAAGAAAAGGCGGCGTTGGGCAACGTCACTGATGCCATCGTGGCGGCTTTTAACATTGCTGGCCTGTTCGTCAAATGAAGCGGCTGACTTATTCGCAGGGCATAGGAACGCTGTCTGCGCCTAATGGCTTTTTGGCGACCGGCTACGCTGGAGCTGACGAGGGCAAGAACAACGCGGCCATGCAGGACGTAAAGAACGTTGGGCCGCTACCTCGTGGCAAATACACGATAAGCGGCCCTGAGTGCGTCGGGACAACGTTTCCCTGCCCTGACTGTCACGGAGCCACAGCGCACCGTCACGGGCCGTATGTGCTGCGATTACACCCGGTTGAGGGTAACGAGATGTTTGGGCGTGCGGGTTTTCTAGTACATGGAGACAACGGTCACGGCACGGCATCGGAAGGCTGCATTTGTATCGCTCGCAGTTTGCGCCAACAAGTGACATCCGAGAAGTACACTGAGATCGAGGTGGTGGCGTGAAAAACTGGAAAACGACAGCAGCCGCTTTGGTGACAACGGCGGCGGGGTTCGTGGCCTTAAACCCTGAACTATTCGTTGCGTGGCCGTTTGCTGTGGCTCTGGCAAAGTACGTCGGGCTTGGCGGCTTGGCAACGATGGGGATTGTCGGGCATGATGCAAAGAAGGAAGACCCGCCAGCATGATGGAAGATACGCACGTAACGTTCACACCGGATTGGGCAAAAATTTGCCGGGTGGTCGAAGCGGTGCCAGAAGAACTTCGGGGACTCCGCGAGGACGTAAAAGCCTCAAACTTGGCGCAGGCTGCGTCCATAAAACTGGCGCACGACCGCATGGACGGGATACAGGTCGAGCTTCGGGCGCTGGCAGGTATGCAGAGCAAATGGGGCGCGTTTGGCGCTGGCGTCTGCGCTGTCATCGTAGCCATCTGGGCGCTCATGAAGTTTTTTTTCAACCGGGGCTGAACTCATCTACCGAGGAATCCTCGGCGTCTTCACCACGGCACCTCGTTTGGATTGTCGCCGGGTCCACGCTGCCTGCCAAACATTGCGGCAATATTGCGTTCTACGATTTCGCGGTTCTTCACTCGGTTGATGAACGCTGATGCGACCATGGGCGGCGGCGCACCGTCAAACCATCGCTTCGCATTTTCCTGCATGTACATGGCGCGACACTTTGGGCACGTCAGCCACCACTCAAACCAGTAACTGCCAGCCTTGTACTTCGGTGGCGTCTTATGCTCGCTGCGCTTAACCGGCGTTTCGCAGTGTCGGCACGGTTGGCCGATTTCTGTCATCTTTTTTTTAGGCCGCGCTTTAACAGAAACCGAATCGTAGCGGTCTTTATCTTTTCCTTCAGCTTCTTCCAAGAACTCAGCAACTTTTTTTTCGTGTTGGTAGTAGTTCATCATCGCTCCGGTTTTAATGCTGACCCTGTATCCAAGACCGGGGTTTAGGCGCAGTTCACCCAGCCGAAGCCGGATGTAAAGCGCCTGATTTCAATTCTGACCCTTGTAGAGCCTGAGCCGAGATCCCGCGCAGAAGAATGGCGGCAAACGCCTCTTCCTGGAACCAGACTTTCGCCAGTTTTGCTGACTCGCCACGCGCTCTAGTCCCGCCACGACTTGCGCCGCATACGTTCCCCACGCCGCTGGTTTGGGCTACTTCTACCAGCCAAACAACATTACGCCGAACGTACAGAAGTCACCGATAAGCGTAATGCTATCGGGACGGAATGAGCGGGAATCTGGCTGTTGAATCGGGCAAACCGAATGTAGGCAGGTATCGAGCATTTTCCGTCCACTGTCAAAAACTGCGGAAGAAACGTCCGCTCGTCTGAAGTGGGGAAAATCTGTGCGGTTGAGAAATCCGCAGGAAGCCACTTCCGATTGAATGGTAACATGGTTCTGGAAGCCACATCAAGCCCTCCGCCAGCCTGAGAACTGGATAAACGGGGGGCTTTTCACGTTGACCAGCCCGCCGAATCACAGTAGAATTATCCTTCCGTACCCAATCCTAAGCTCAACAGGAAAAACCACAATGAAATACGCCGCGCTGCTTGCCATCCTGATTACTTCTTCGTGTCGCCCACGCGATGTCGCTACCGTGCCCGTGCAGGTTTGCACGAACGATTATGCGTTGTGTGCCGCGACGAATTGCACGCCAGCGAAGGGTGAAATCACGATCAACAC